CCCGTCGATCCGCTCGATTGGGCTGGGGCCAGCCTCCGTTTCTTATGACTACGGCGCCGAAGCGCAATCGATCCGCACCCGCATCGAGAGGCTCGCACTCTAGTGGCACTCACCGGCCTACAGAGCTCGATCTCGTCGCTGATCGGGATCCTCGCCGAGACGCTGACGCTCCGGAAACAGGCTGCCGGCTCGTTCGTGGTCGCGACGCAGACGTATACGCCCGGCGCATCGAGCGACACGGCCACCTACGGCCTGGTCGAGCTCGTGGAGACTGGCGTAGATGGCGTAACCGTGCAGCGAGGAGATCTCACCGTGTGGCTCCCGAAGCTGGCGCTAGACGTGCTCGCCATCACGCCCGTGATCGGAGACATGCTGATTCGAGGCTCAGACAAGCTGAGGATCCTCGAGCTCGAGTCGCAGCCGGTCGTCGGCTACTACCGCGTCCGCGCGCGAGCCGTCGTCTGAGCATCACGGTACGAGTAGATACTTCGGCGCTCAAGGCCGAGATCGAGCGGCTCAAGGTCGCGATCCCCGAGGCGCACCGCGACCTACAGGCCGAGCTCGTGGGCCTCGTGATCAACGACCTTGTGGCAGGCTCGCCCGTACGCACCGGGGCCTACCGCGCCTCGCACGCAGTCGGCACGGGCGCCGACGCACCGACACATCTGGTCTACGACTCGCCGGAGCACCCGGAGCCGAATGCCGTGTTCCACCCGGGCGGGCAGCCGATCTTCCAGGTTCCTGACGGCGAGCTCGCGCGCAAGAGCTACGAGGCCGAGGCGCCGTTCCAGCGCGCGGTGCTTTTCAACGACCGCTACTACGCCGGCATGCTCGAGTACGGAACCGCGTCGATGGCGCCGCGCGCGATCTACGGCGCGTCCGAGGCGGTCGCTGGGCTCCTCGCCGAGAACCTCGCCGCTCGCGACGTGAAGGTGTGACGGGATGGCCGACTTCGACGCCATCAACGGCATCCTCGCCTCGCATTTCTCGACGCAGATGGCATCGCTCGAGCCGTCGGTGTCGATCGTATGGGATAACGCGCAGCCGGATCCGACGCCCTCGAACCCACAGACCGAGGAGTGGTGTCGCTACAGCTTCCGGCCCGGGTCGGAGACGATCGGAGCCCTAGGTGGACTCACTTGGCGCGGCACCGGTGTCGTGATCGTGCAGGTTTTCACGCCGCTCGGGCTCGGCCAGGGCCCGAATCTCGACGTGTTGCGCAACGTGCAGCTTCTCTTCCGAGACTCCTCGCCGATCTCCGGCGTGCGCATTCAACCACCGATCTCGATTCGCCAGTTTGGCGAGCAGGACGGCTGGTATCAGGGCAACGCGACGATTCCGTTCGAGTCGGACGAGATCATCTAACGCGGGAGGAAATGAGTCATGGCCCTCGGGCAAGCTTCTACTACGCAACTAAGGTTCAAGAAAGAGACTACGTTCGGGACGGCAGCGGCTGGCACCTACCAGCTCCTCCGCTACAACTCGTGCGACTTCCGACACACTAACGAGACAGTGGTCTCCGACCAGATCAACTCGACGCGCGAGCCTGGCGACGCCATCCGCATCAATGCGCGTGCGGAGGGCTCGATCGCGACCGAGTTCTCCCACGATACCTACGACACGTTGATGGCCGGAGCGTTTCATCAAGATTTCTCCGCCGAGCTCGGGATCACGGCTAGCACCGTGACGCTCACTGGTTCCGGAGTGTCGAGGACGTGGACGAATACCGCCGGAACGGACTTCGGAGCCATCGGATTCGGGATCATGGCCGGCGACGTCATCCGTTGCCGAGGATTCACGAACGCTGCGAATAACGGACTATGGTACGTATCCACGAAGACGAGCGCGACTGTGATGCTGTGCACACAAATCCAGACTGGCGACCAGGCGACCGTACAGGATGCAGTCCCCGCTCCGGCCAGTACATCGCCGGTGAATGAAGGACCGACGTCCATCAAGATCAGCGGCAAGCGGCTGGTGCTCGGCCCCACGCTCCAGAGCTTCTCGTTCGAGAAGGCGCTGGATCTCGACGCCGATCTCTATGAGCAGTTCCTCGGCTGCTGCGTCTCGCGCTGGAACATGAACGTCGCGATCCCCGGAAAGATCGAGCTCGGCTTCGACGTGATCGGGAAACAGGGAAGCCTGGTCAGAACGCCTGCCATCGGTGCAAGCCCCACAGCAGTGACGACCACGGGTATCCTCGAGACGGTTGACCACGTCCAGTTCGTTCGCGACTGGACGACGAGCGCCTCAGGGAACTATATCAGGCCGCTCGCCTTCACACTCTCGGTCGATAATGCCCTGGCACCCCAGCCCCAGCTTGGGTATCTGGGGCCCATCGCCATGCGCCTCGATCGCGCCAATATCACGGGGACGTTGCGCATGTATGTCGAGGACGACGGCTCGCAGCCTGGCGGTGTCTTCGACCTGTACGCAAGTGCGGTCGCATCCACGAACAGGAACCGCATCATCGCCTGTCTCACGGATGGGATCGCATCGACGCCGACGAAGTACGTGATCGTGATCCAGAAGTACCGGATCACGAATGCGCGCATCCCGGTACAGGGCAACGCGAATGACCTGATCTTCGAGCTGGACTTCGCGGCGCAGGTCGATCCGCTCGCAATCAATGGACCCGTGAGCGCAAACGGTACTTCGGTCGCGATCCACAAGCTCATCTACCCCGCATAACAGAGGTATCCATGACGCGAAAGAGGCCCGCCAACGGGACGGGAAAGCCCGAAATCCCGCGATTTTCCGACTATCTGGCCGATGCCGAGCGCGAGGAGCGCGGCGAATGGATCCAACTCTCTCCACCCCTCGATCACGTTCGCGTGCTCCTCCGCTCCCCCTTCTGCCCCGACTATCAGCGCATACTCGGCAGGCTCGTCCGTGAGCAGCTAGAGGCGACACCGGAGATGGATACGACGATTCACCTCGAGCTCGTGAAACGCGCGATCTCCGAAGTCGCGATCGTGTCATATGAGGGGCTCTTGGACGATCAGGACCGGCCGATCGAACACTCGCAGGAGTTCCTGAATCGCCTCATGTTCGATCGAGCCTGCCACCACTACAGCGACGCGATCCTCTCGGCCTTTCAAGGTCTCGCCGCAGTGAAACGCAGGGAGCGCGAAGCAGAGGGAAAAGAGTCCGCGATCTCCTCCGATATCGACTCGTTGTCGGCGCACTGAGCAAGGACGATCGCAGGGGGCTCGAGGTCCTACAGGCTCAGGGCGTACGCACCATGCTAGATCCTCCGAAGGGGTCTAACGCTTGGACGCGCTGGCTCGTCGAGCTCTACTGGCCACTCCGCAGCCGCGTCGAGTGGGGGAAGCCGATCCCGTTCGACTCAATCTACGGTTACCTGGCCATGAAGGGCCACCAACCGGCAGATCTATTCGACTGGATCTTGACCTGCGATGACTCAGTCGTCGGCTGGATGAACGAAGAGACAGAGCGGCGCCACAAGGATCTGACTCGTACGAGGGACCATGGCGGACGTACGATTCGGCATTGATGCCAGCGGCGGCCGCACCGGGGCCGACGAGTTCATCCGGCAGATTCAGCGGATGGAGGCGGCCGCGCGGCAGTTGCAGACGATCAAGACGATCACGGGAGGATCCGCCTCCGGTGGTGTCACGCAACGCGCGCGCCAGCTTGAGACCGAAACTCGCGCGCTCAATACCCAGGTTGTAGCCTCACAGTCTGCCGCCAAGGCCGAGGAGGCGCTGAATCGCCAGCGCCTTGCACAGATCCGCTCCGGCATCGCGTACCTGCGCGTCATCAACGACGAGCACGCTAGCTACGCGAGGCGCGTCGATGCCTCGCTCCGCTACTCCAAAGCACTAGGCATCGAGATCGACACCCGGAAGCTCCTGGTCGGCGTGCAGCATCAGATGCAGCGGGCGCAGGCTGCATCGATCCAGGCGACGACTACCGAGGAGATCGCGAACCGGAGCCTATCGCGGGGCCTGCGTGGCATCCGGGACGACTTCCGCGGCCTGGCTGCCGTCCTACAGATCCTCCCTGGCAACATGGGACTTCTGGCTGCGCAGACGGCGCGGCTCGTGCAGGGCTTCGTGCTCCTCGGGCCCCTCGTCGGCATCCTCGCCACGGCCGCAGGCGGCTTCGTCGCGCTGGGCGTGGCCGGCGACCGCGCCGGGAAGATCCCGGACACCCTCAAGGGCATCTGGGCCGGTCTCAAGGAGGTGGCGGCGCGTGCCGGAGAGGCGAGTGGTGCGACCGGCATCCTAGTCGGCTGGCTCGAGAAGCTCCAAGGACTGCTCCCGGCTCCGACTACTGCGCTGCAAGCCGCAGAATCTCGACTCGCCGAGCTCCAAGCTCGTGCCGCCACCTCAGCGGGTGCGACGACGGGAGGACGTGGCTCGTCGGAGCTGGCGCGGAATGCTCAGCTCCGTGCGAACGAGCTCGGCGCCGCAGAGGCGGAGGTTACGCGGCTCCGCGCCGACGAGAAACGCAAGCTAGCGCTCGAGCTCGACAAAGAAGCGAAGTCGCTACGCGATATCTACCTCCGTCTCGGCCAGGTGCTCGAGCTCGAGCAGAAGGAGGGCGGCGAGACTGCGCAGACGATTCGCATCAAGCGCGAGCTGAACCAGGAGTATCTGCGCGCTACCGGCCAGCTCGAGGCGATCGAGAAGGCGACGCGCGCAGCAGCGGATGCGACGCGAGAGGCAACCGAGCGAACCGAGGCGTATCGCGACGCGCTCCAATCATTCCGGCTCGCAGAAGAGGAGGCGATCCGAGGCGAGCAGCAGCGCGCGCTAGACATGAAGGTGTCGAACGATCTTCTGGAGCAGGAGATCGAGGCGACCAAGCGCGGCACGGAGGCGCTCCAGGCGTTCAACGTCGAGAAGGCGCGCACGCTGGAGATCGAGCGGCAGCGCAAGTCGGGCACGCCGATCTCCGGTGCGCAGTCAGAGGCGCTGATCCGAGAGGCCGAGCGCGGCGCATCGCTCCAGAACGAGATGCGCCGCGTGACCGATGCGCAGAAACAGCTTGCGCGCGTCGCCGACGACGTGTGGGCGAACACGATCGAGAACATCCAGCGCGGATTCGGTGACCTGTTCACGCGACTCGTGACGGACGGAAAGGATGCATTCGACAACCTCGGAGACTTCGTCAAGGATCTTTTCGCGCGTGTGATCGGTGAGATCATCAATACCCAGATCTTCGGGCGACTCTTCGGTGCGCTCTCGCAGGCTGGATCACGGGTCGGCGGTGCCGCATCCGCAGGCGCCGCTCCGATCTTCGGCAACACGGCTCTCTCCAAATCCATCACCGACGGCATCGTGGCTGGATTCGCAAAGATCGGCGGACTGGTCGGTGGAATATTCGGAGCCGGGCAGACAGGAGCGAACACAGGCGGAACGATCGGCGGCTTCGCCGCTACTGCGGTGGCAAATATCGGGGCGATCATCGCTGGCGGCTTCATCGGCTCGAAGCTCATCGGTGCGCTGAAGCTCGCGAATGATACGAAGCTGGAGAAGATCGCTCTAGCCGTCGGCACTGCGCTTGGGTCGATCGTTGGTGGAATCGCTGGGGCTTATTTCGGGCAACCCGGGCTCGGCGCTGCGGTGGGTGGATTTCTCGTAGGTAGTGCAGCCGTCGGCCAGGCCCAAGTCATCAACCAGCTTCGAGCCGGTGCCAACATCTTCGAGGCTCCGAACCGGCTCCAGGCGATCAACCGCGGCGCGCAGATCGGCGGCCCGATCGGCGCCATCATCGGAGGTTTGAGCTACAACAAGCTGGATACCAACCTAGAGCTCAGGACGGCTGCCACGGCTGCGCTACTGCCGAGTCTCCAGGGAGGCACCACCGCAGTAGAGGGTGCATTCGGCTTCCTCGGCGCGGCGGGTGCAGGAACCGGCGGAGACCTCAAGGGCGGAAATATCATGCGTATCCTGCGCGGTGTCGCCGCGCTGGATAACGAGATCGCTGCGCATCTATCTGAAACGGAGATCGCGCTCGTCGCTGCCGCACAGGATATCCAGACTCAGCGTCACTCGAACGTGCGCGACGCCACGAAGGTCTTCGCCAAGCGTGCGCGCGAGGTGCTCGAAGTTATCGGCGTTCCAGATCTGACGATTCGAACACTCACAAAGGGGAAGCCGGACGTCATCGCCTCACAGGTCACGGCGTTTCTCGACGAGCGTAAGGCGATCATCGATCTCATCGACGAGCTACGCAACTTCGGCGAGGAGGTCACAGACTCCGAGCGCGCTCTAGAGGAGATCTCGCGCGTCTTCGAGCGCATCCGGCTCGCTGCACCCGACTTCGGAATTGCGCTAGAGGACGCGACAGAGCTCAAGGCCGAGGCGATCCGGCGCGTGATCGAGGGCTTCAACGACACGATCTCAGAATCCATCCTGTTCCTGACCGATCCGGCAAGTCTTGCCGCGAACCAGCTGGCCGAGGCGCATGATCGCCGGCTTCGCGAGGCGGAAGCCCTCGGAGCGGACCTCGTACAGATCGAGCGCCTCACGGGGCTCGAGCGGCAGGAGCTCCTCAAGCAGATCAACGATCCGCTGCAAGGCGTGATCGATGCGCTCAAGTTCAGCGTATCCGGGCAGTCTCCACTAGCTGCACTATCTGCGGCCGAGTCGCGCTTCGCGGAGATCGAAGCCGGGATCCGCGACAATACCGGTGCCTTCCAGCGCACCGACCTAGCGACAGCCGCGCAGACTCTCATCACGCTCGGTGAGTCACTCCTCGGAGGCCCAGACTTCGCCGCGCAGCGCGATACCGTGCTCGCGACGCTTGAGAGCTTCCTGCTCACAATGCCCGGCACTGCTTCGGACACGGGTCAGGCGCTATCCGGCCTAACGCTCGAGACGGCACGCGGGAATGCGGCGAACGAGCAACTCCTACAACAGATCGCCGATGAGAATGTGGCGATGCGCGCGCAGATTGCGCTGCTCACGTCGCAGCTCGACCGGCTGCTTAATCAGTCATGATCTTTGCGCGTGGCCACTGGCTCGTGACGCCGTTTACGCGCGTCACCTTCACCGATGAATCTACACAGCCTCTCATCAATGCCCTACTCACGACGCCGGAAAAGCGCCGCTATTACCTGCTACGGATCGACCCCTACGACACGGTGTCAGCAGGAACTGTCGAGCGAAACTTCGGTGCCGGACTCTCGCGCATCTCCGGCTCCTCGGCTCTCTGGCGGCCGCGTCTGATCGATGCGTTCAACGTGACGACGGACCTATTCTCGGGCCCGCTCGAGATCGGCGGAGAGGGCAGACCCGCTTACGGAGCGATCAATATCGCGATCGGCGACGCCTACAACGCCGACGAGCTCACCACGTACCTCTACGACGGCCGCGACATCAGGCTGTACCTAGGCGGCAGTCCCGACGAAGGCTGGACGTTCGGCGATTACGTAGAGGTGTTCCGCGGACGCTGCGAAGAGGCAACCTGGACCGAGGATCTGCTAACGCTCGTGGTTCGCGATCCCTCCACGCGGCTTGACGTACCGATCCAGAACACCTTCTACGCTGGCACTGGCGGGGACGAGGGGCAAGAAGAGCTCGAGGGCAAGCCGAAGCCGCTCTGCTACGGAAGGCCTCGCAACATCTCGCCCGTCCTCGTCGATCGTAACTACCTGATCTACCAGATCCACGATGGGCCCGTGCTCGCGATCGGAGACGTCTACGGTAAGGGTGATCTCTACACGCTCTCTGGAGATACGACCGATCTGCGCGCTTGGACTCCGGTCTCCGGTGAGTATCAGACGGACCTATCGCGCGGAATGTTCCGGCTTGGATCGACACCGCAAGGCATCGTGACCGCAGATAACATCCAGGGAGATTCAGACCTCGATCTTCCCTCCCTCGCGACGCTAGATGCCAACAATCAGGAGCTATCCCTCTATCTGACCGATTCGACCACGATCTCAGAAGTGGTGGATCTAATCCTACTTCCGCGTGGTTACCGTACCTTTGACACGCTGGGAAAGTTTCGCGCGGGACGACTTGAGCTTGGCGTTACCTCGATCATCGTCAAAGCTCCCTACATCGTCTCGCTGCTACGCGATCACACTCCGCTACCTGCGTACAGGATCTCACTCGGATACGCGCGCAACTGGACGAAGATGTCCGAGAACGATCTCGCCGCAGTCGGCGCTGAACTCGACAAGGACTTCGCGACGAACGAGTGGCGACGTGTCGTGGCCAAGGATGACGCGGTATGGAATCCGACGGCTCAGACAGGCAAGCATCCGCGCGCTAAAGATCTGACGATCGACAGCTTGTGGAACGATTCGGCAGATGCTCAGACAGAAGTAGATTCACTGCATTCGCTCGTCAAAGCCGATCGGAATACCTACCGCGTGACCTGCGTCGGAATGCATTTCCGAGCGCGCGTGGGAGAAACGGTGCGATTGATCCATCCACGCTTCGGCCTCTCAGCAGGGAAAGCAATGCTGATACTTGGCGTCACCGAGAACACGTCAACCGGGCTAACTGACTTCAGGCTGTGGGGTTGAGGGCACGGTGGCAAACCTGATCCTCTGTGAGCCGTCTCTATCGGATGCCGGTGCGCTCTACGGCACTGGCTCAAACCCTGCGGCTACGCCGTGGACGAATCTGCAGTTGATGCAGCCCAAAGAGGTATGGGAGACGGATGGCGTCACGACTGCAAAGACGCAGCTCTCGATCGACCTTGGTGCAAGCGCAAGTTACGACACTTTCGCGCTGCTATTCACCAATGCCTCGGCTGCTGCGACGTGGACGATCTCGAATAGCACTGCGCCTAGCAGCGGATTCACAGATCTCGTGACGAGTGCTACGTTCCGTGCGGCAGGCCAAACAGGCTATACGCGGACGCATGCGCTCTACAAGCATGCGAGTACACAGACGAGGCAGTTCGTCAAGCTAGCGATCAGCGACACCGGCAACGCGGAGGGTGTCTTCCGGGCCGGACGGCTCTACGTCTGCAAAGCCTATTCGCCCACGGTAAATGCTAGCTACGGACTCGCCCTGGGTTTCGATGATCTCGCCCTCGGTCAAGTGGTGACGAGCGCAGGCGAGAGGATCACGCGAAGAAACGATCCGATCCCGATCCTATCGTTCACGCTAGCCGCGAACGGATCTGCTGCATGGGCCGAAGTGCAGGACAACCTTTTCGAGCTCATGCGCAAACGTAGTGCGTCACGAGACGTAATGGCCGTCGTGGATCCTGCGGACGCTAGTTACCTCGGGCGTCTGATTCACTACGGCACACTACAGCAGCGACTAGCGATCGCGCTCCCTGCGTACCAGTTTTTCCAGTCGTCCTTTGAACTGACGGGGCTCGTCTAGTGGCGTTCAAGCTCGGCGAAATGGTGCAGGAGACGACGACGACTGATTCGTCTCCCTTTACACTGCTAGGTAGAGTAGGGGGATTTCGCAGCTTCGACGATGAGCTAGACAGCGGCGACACCACGATATTCACGATCTTCGATGCCAGCATCCCGCCGAAGTATGAGAGCTATAAAGGGACATTCACTGGCACTGCCACCTTGACGGCCAACACTTTCATCCGGTCAAGTACCGGCTCTCCGATCGTGTGGGTCGGAAATGCGGTCAAGAACGTCATCATCGGTTTGCCGGGTAAGCTGATGCAGACGCTCCTAGACTTCGATCTCGCAGCCGGATACCTGAAGCTCGCAAGCGGTAGCCCTGAGAACCTATTCTCGACTCAGGTAGTGCCGATTCCCGTGGCAGACGGTGGCACGAACGCGATCACTGCGACGGCTGCGCGCACGGAACTCGGCGCATTGAACCGGAGCTTGAGCGAGCAAACGCTCATGCTCTCTAACGGAGACACGCTCTACTTCTCCGCTGGCGCCCCGGTACGCTTGGCGGGAGGTGCCGGCAACAACGATCGCTATCTGCGGATCGCCTCGGGGCTGCCAGTGTGGACGGCGCTCCTCGCCTCGCATGCAGCCTATACGCCGACTGCACCTCTCACGGGTACTACTGCCCAGGCTGCACTCGACCAGCTCGCGCATGCTTTGTCAGCAGTGACCACGCAAGCGACAGCGAATACTAACGTAAGCTCACTAGTCGCCGTCACTGACCTAGCGAATCTAACCATCCCTGGCAGTCCTGACGGTGCGAAAAAATATAGGGTGATTGCCAAAGTGACCATCGGTGCAGCAGCGGCGGGTGGCGTCAATGTCATCGTGAGAGCCCATGTCGGAAGCGCGGGTACAACGGCGGATCAAGAGGTGGATCGTATCTACGATTACCACTCCGCGCTGTCTGCCAATATCCACACGATCCTCCTAGTGAGCAAACCATTCGTTCCGGCTAGCGGAAATAAGGTCACGATCAGCGTGGAAGACATCATCGGAGCTAACAATCCGGATACTGTCATCACCTACACGGATTGCTACATCGAGCAGATGAGAAACGCATGAGGAGGATCCTCTTCGCTCTCGCCTGCTCCCTCGCATCGACTGCGATGGCGCAGCTCCCGCGACCCCCCGCCACGATCGGCCAGGCTGGATTCGTCACCTGCTCTAATGCGACCATGGGGCTGGCCGGCTCGCCGGATACCGTTCAGGAATGCCTCGAGGCGCTCGATCGGCAGGATTCCGATCAGGACGGCGATGGGCTCTTTGATCGCGCGACGCTCTGGGATGCCGACGGCGACGGCTCGACGCTCCAGACGTGCACCGCCAAGGATCTCCCCGTCCCGCAGTGCAAGATCGTCGGCGAGAAGATCTACCCGGACTTCGCGGACGACTTGAACTGCGCCGTCTCCGACTGCGGCTTCGGGCAGATGGAGGTGGACGGCACGATCGAGCTTGACTCCGGCGTCGTGTACGCGCTCTTCCCGTGCTGGGACTTCGGCGCGTGGGATGCCGATGCGAGCACGCCGGCAGGCTGCCCGGCGACGGGGATCAATGATCCGCGCGCTGCGTGTCAAGCCGGCGGCACCGACACGCGCTTCAACTCCGAGAGCGGAGACGCCTCAGTCTTCGCCGACTGCCCGGTGGATGCGGACGGCTATGCGCAGATGGTCGTGTCGCTCCAGGACTGGCAGGGCACGCTCGAGGGCGGTGGCAGTGACGTGCGCCCGAACGACACCAGCAAGCTCACGACCGGAGGCCGCAACGTCGGCACCACGATCGCGATCGACACGAGCAACACCGACGTCAACTGGTTCATCACTTCAGGTGGCTTCGTGCGCGCGATCCAGATGGGCCGCTTCGATCAAGGGCTTGGCTTCCCGTTTCTACGCGACCATGCGGGCGGCAGCGCTTCTACAGCCCCGTCGAAGGGTTGGGGTCGCTTCGTCGGTGCTGCGGTCTGGGTCGGCCCCGATTCCTCGCCCGGCTCGATCTGCGTCTGCGACCACGCGACCGCTTGCGACGGGGTGACGGACCGGGCGAGCGCGACGGACTGGGTAGACGCGCTCGTGGACGGCGACCTGCTGACCGTTGCGCTGCTGCTGCATCCAGCGAGCACAC